TTTGAATATGAAAAGCCCGGAGCACGTTATCTGCCAAGTGTCCGGCTAGGTCGTTGGAACGGTAAAATCAGTTTCTTTAGTCTAGGTGGTAGTAGCTATGTCAATCTATTGCCTGAGATTCTTCCTGTACTTGACATGGCAGGATATGATATTGAATTACAAGACTTGCGTGAGTATAGCACTACATTCACTTTCAATCCTATCAAAGAAGATTCATTTAGTCATTCAACTTGGCCTAAAGGTCATCCTAAAGAGGGTGAACCTGTTATGTTTCGTGACTATCAAGTAAAGATTATCAATGACTTTCTAGCTAACCCGCAAGCACTACAAGAAGTAGCAACAGGTGCAGGTAAGACATTAATCACTGCCGCATTAAGCTATAGCATACAGAATTATGGTCGTAGTATCGTAATCGTACCTAACAAAAGTCTTGTTGTACAAACCGAAGCAGACTACATTAACTTAGGACTTGATGTTGGTGTGTATTTTGGTGACAGAAAAGAGTTTGGTAAGACACATACGATTTGCACATGGCAAAGTCTTAATAATATGCTTAAGAAAACAAAAGCAGATGAAGCAGAAGTTCCAATCGGTGAATTTTTAGAAGGTGTAGTTTGTGTCATGGTTGACGAGGTTCACATGGCTAAGGCTGATGCATTGAAAGAATTATTGACAGGTGTCATGGCAAACATTCCAATTCGATGGGGCTTGACTGGAACAATACCTAAAGCAATATTTGAAGCACAAGCAATCTATGTTAGTCTTGGTAATGTTATCAATAAGCTAAGTGCAAGCGAATTGCAGGAACGAGGTGTACTTGCTAAATGTCATGTGAATGTTGTGCAATTACAGGATGCTGTAGAGTTCAGTAATTATCAAAGTGAGTTAAAACACTTATTGGAAGATACCAAAAGATTAGATACCATGGCTCAACTGATACTAAATATCAAGGAGTCAGGGAACACACTTGTGTTAGTTGATAGAGTAAACGCAGGTAAAGAATTGATTAGTAGATTACCCGATGCAGTGTTTGTTTCGGGTGATACAAAAGTAACGGAAAGACTAGAGGAATATGATGAAATTGCAACCAGCACAAACAAAATCATTGTCGCAACCTACGGTGTGGCAGCGGTTGGTATCAACATACCACGAATATTCAACCTTGTTCTTATTGAACCTGGCAAGAGCTTTGTTAGAGTCATCCAGAGCATTGGTAGGGGTATTAGAAAGGCGGATGACAAAGATTTCGTTCAAATATGGGACCTCACAAGCTCCTGTAAATTCGCCAAAAGACACTTAACCCAGCGCAAGACTTTCTACAAAGAGGCTAATTACCCTTTTGCTATTGAAAAGTTGACATACAAGTGAAAGGATGTTATAATACATTATGAAAATTCTAACACTTGATAACGAAACATATAACCTTGAAACATTGCCGGAAGAAATAGATGATTTACGCTTTGCAATCCTTGATAATAGTAATCCTGCTAACGTTGATTATCATTACATACCGTTAATCTTTTTGGAAAGTTTCAACAGCGCCGCATTAGTATTACGTATAGGTAACACAACAATTAAAATGCCTGTTGATTGGCAGATATTGATTGGTGAGCCTGAGATAGGTGACTTAGAAACACTCCCCTTAACTAGTATTAACGACAGAGGATTCAAAGTATTTGAGTTCAACCCATTAACAAGTTTCAAGCCAAGTTTCTTAGACATTGAAATACTAGACATATACCATGACGTTACTTGGTATGCACCACGACTAAAGAACGGACAGTTCTTGTGTATCCCGATTGAAGATGGACACAAACCACGCTGTGTTTATTTTGTCAAAGAAGTAAGTAGAAACTGTGAGATTGTAGATTATAGTCAGGCATTCTAATGGCAACAAAGAAATCAGTACCAGCAGACGAAAAGTTTGACAGCATAGACTTTGACTTGTTCGAGGCTATTACTGCATTGGACAAGAAAGACTATGGTTATTACGATAGACTCACTCCTGAACAAAAGAAAAAGTTCACACCCTACATGATGATTCATTGGATGAGTGCAGTCAAGGGCGATGGTATGTTGCAGAGTTACTATTTACAAAGCACGAATCTAAATGCAAACGTACACATGCTAGATGGTACTATTTCAAGTCATCCTAAACTACAATGGTTAATGTTGTGTGCGGCTAGTCCTGGCATGGGTAAACAGTTTCATCAATGGATACCGCATTTATCAAACAAAGTATCACAGTTAAAAGAAGTTCCTAAAGAAAAAGATGTGGCAGAATATTACGCTAAGATTTATCCTAAGTCAAGCGATACGGATCGTAAAGCATTAGCAGGTGTGTTTGTTGACACACAAAAGACAAAAGTATATCTAGCAAAGAAATTCCCTCAACTAAAGATTGAGGATATTGAAACACTATCACAGATTGTTACCGATGAAGATATCAAGCAGTACGAAAAAGACAACGGCAACTGATATAGCAAATAGTTGTGAGTTTTGTAAACGTAGTTTCATTAAGGAAACAACATTACTAAAACATATTTGTGAGTACAAACATCGTTGGTTAGAACGAGACAAGCATGGAAATCGTATTGGCTTTCAAAGCTGGTTACAATTCTACACAAGACATAGCACAAGTAAGAAGCCAAGACTGTATGAGGACTACATCAAAAGCGCATACTATACAGCGTTTGCTAAGTTTGGTAACTATTGTATAGAGGTTAATGCATTGAATGTTCCTAGATATGTTGATTATTTGTTGAAGGAAAACATTAAGATTGACACATGGGCAACAGATACAAACTACAATAAATTTCTGATTGAATATTTGTCAATAGAAGATCCATTAGATGCAGTACATCGCAGTGCTGAAACATGTTTAGAAATGGCAACCACTCAAAGCATTGAACCAAATGATGTATTGCGTTATGGCAATCGTAACAAGATATTGTATGCAATTACAATGGGTAAGATTAGCCCGTGGGTATTATATCAAAGTGAGAGTGGTGTTAAAATATTAGATGAATTGACACCAGATCAAATTAAGATTGTATATGATTATATCAATCCAGTTAAATGGGCAATGAAGTTTGCTAAAGATACAGAAAAAGTTAATGAAGTTAAAAGTTTATTGAAAGAATTAAGGTGGTAGTATGGCAGATATTATGATTGACATTGAGAGTTTAGACACAAAACCTGATTGTGTTATATTAACCATCGGTGCAGTATTGTTTGACCCTAGAGGTTCAGGTATTCTTGATAAAATTGAGTTGCGTCCTACTATTGAGGATCAAACAGAAATCTATAATCGTAGTATCAATGAAGATACATTACGTTGGTGGAGTACACAAAACCCTGCAGCCATTGAAGAAGCAATGAGTGATGAAGGTCGTGAATCATTTGCAGATGTTATGGCAAAGCTTTATAAGTTTTGTTGGAATCATAACAATGTATGGAGTAACGGTGCGGCATTTGACGTTGTTGTAATGGAACATGCATGGGGTCAGTTAGGACAAATTCCCCCTTGGCCCTTTTGGAAAGTACGAGATACACGAACAATATATGAAGTGACTGGTGTAAGTTTAAAAGACGGTAACTATGCTACAACGCACAAAGCAGTAGAGGATGCTGAACGACAAGCAATCATTCTACAAAATGGTTATATGAAATTAATGAAAGCAGGATTGGTTCAGTCACGATGAACTTTGATATTGATATTGATTTTGGTGATCGCAGTAAGATATTAGAACATATCAAACATACGCCTGCGGCAATGCGTAAAGTCAATCCAATGCGTAAACATAATACAGGTGTTCATGTTACTGAAGTGCCCTACGATGCAATAAATGACATGGCTAACATTGATTATGCTGATGCAGAGGATAGAGGATATCTAAAGCTAGACTTACTAAATGTTCATGTATACAGTCAGATACAAAGTGAAATGGAACTAATTGATTTAATGGTAGATCCTAATTGGAAGCTATTGCGTAATTCTGAGTTTGTCAGTAAACTAGTGCATTTAAGTAATCACTATAATAGCATGTTAAAGATGCCAGAACCGGTTGACAGTATACCTAGACTTGCTATGATGCTAGCAATTATTCGTCCCGGAAAGAAACATTTGATTGGTCAGACTTGGAAAGAAGTAGGAGAAAGTGTATGGGACAAAAATGTTGATGGGTATAGTTTTAAGAAAGCACATGCAATTGGTTATGCTTGGCTAGTAGCAGTTCACATGAATTTGTTAGAGAAAGAATCTAGTACAAGCGTTTGACTAATGTGATGCTACGTCTTTTGGATTTTCTGCGCCCTAATTCACTCATACTACATATTGGGCCGTGAATTATAGTGAGACTTTTATTATTGAATGTACGTAAGTAGGGCTTAAATATCGTCCATTCATCTTTAAGAAACATATTAATAGGTATTAATCTATTACTTTCCCACCACCAAATGTCTCCGAGTTCTAAGAATTTTTCACGTAATTCGCTATGTATAATTGCTCCGTAATCATATATAGTGGTGACA